CTAAACGATGCAGAGCGCGAGAGCGTGAACAACGCCCTCAAGTCTCCGGGTTGGGAGAACGTCCTGATCGGCCTCAAGGCTAGAATGGATCAGTCGTCTCCGACCAAGGACGAGCCTCGCAACTACAGCGGCTTCACCAAGGCCGGTGTGTCCAATGCAATCGAGCCCTTCGCCAACAAGCGAGAGATGGTGGCCGCAATGCAGGACCCCCGCTACAAGACCGACTCGAAGTACCAGGAATGGGTCTACGCCAAGATCCGTTCGACCAGCAACATGAAGGTAGAGCAATGAACACGATCATCAACTTCATCAAGGAAAACAAGAACGGTGTCCTCATCGGCATCGTCGCCTCCGTCATGTTCCTCGTCCTGATGACCGCCAATGGCTGCAACCTGCAGTCGTTCGTCAAGGTCGACGTTCCGCCGCAGGTCAAGGAAGTCGTTGACATCCCGACCGGCGAGACGATCACCCTCGACGAGGCTCAGGCCGTGTGGGACGACTGGCAGTTCTTCGTCGAGAGCAACAGCATGCGGTTCCAGCGCGCCGTCAAGGACGCAGAGGATCGCTATGCCGTTCTCGTCCAGATCACCGATCTCGGCATCGGTGCCATCGGAGACGCCAGCAACGGCATTCCCGGTGGAGCCCTTCTCATGAGCGGACTCGGTCTCCTGACGGGCCTGTTCCTCAAGCGACCTGGTGAAGATCAGCGTGTCGCCAAGGAGAAGGAGAAGTCGTACAACGCAGGCATCGCCATCGGTGTCGACCTCAAGAGCACAGATCCGCCCAAGGCGGCATGAAGGCAAGGCCCATCGTATAACGGATATTACCCGCCATTGGCGGTATGTGGGTTCGAATCCCACTGGGCCTGTTCCGAAGCAGAGACCGCGTGGACCCGACATGGTGTCGGACAATCCGATTGCGACAACCGAAGCAGAGGTTTCCGTAAAATGAACTAGACAGAGAACACAGACAATGGCAACCAGCAACCTGATCCGCTTTGGATCCAACTACGCAAACGTCACCCCCACCCCCAGCGACCTCTGGCTCCCCGTCTTCGGTGGTGAGGTCATCACCGCCTTCGAGGAGTACAACCAGTTCTCGAACCTGGTTAACTTCAAGACGATCACGTCGGGCAACTCGATGAAGTTCCCCGCCACGTGGAAGATCGGCTCGGAGTACCATGAGGCCGGTACCGAGCTCCTCGGTCTTGATGTCGAGACCAAGGAGTACACGATCACCCTCGATGATCGTCCGCTCGTCTCGCACTTCGAGGTCGATGACATCGACACCGCGATGTCGCACTACGACGTCCGCAGCGAACTCGCCGCCGAGTGCGGTCGTGAGCTTGCCCGTCAGTTCGACCGCAAGCTCGCCATCCTCCTCTGCAAGGCCGCCAAGACCGCTGCTGATTCGGGCACGAACTCGTTCCCGATCGGTGGCAACACCTACTACGGCGCTCAGGCTGACTTCGATGAGTCGAGCTGGGGTCTTGAGCAGAACGGCGCTCAGCTCGTCGAGGCCATCGGCGCCATCAGCCAGGCCATGGACGAGAAGGACGTTCCGATGAACGATCGCTGCGCGGTCGTCAACGTCCCGCTCTATTACGCTCTCCGCAAGCTCGGTCTTCCGTACTACAACAGCGGCTCTGTCGTGAACCTCGACAAGCAGGCCCTCTGGGGTCGCAACGATACCGGCGCTGCCGGTCCGCGCATCCAGGATGGCCAGGGTTACGGCAAGCCGATCGATGTCCTTGGCATCCCGGTCTACATGTCGAACCACATCCCGAACGCGAACATCACCACCGGCCCGACGAAGTACCAGGGTGACTTCTCGAAGACCGGCGGCATCGTGTTCCAGAAGCAGGCCATCGCCGCGCTTCAGCTGATGGGCATCACCACCGAGAAGTTCCGCGACGTTCGCCGTCAGTCGGACTTCATGGTTGCCAAGATGCTCACCGGCGGTGGTACGCTCCGTCCGTACTGCGCCTTTGAGATCGCTGGCACCTAATCAAACAGAACAGGAACATGGGGGGCCTTCGGGCCCCCCATTCCCTGAAAGGAAAACATGCCTGGAATCTACGGATCAAAGACAGCACCCGGATGGATCAGACAGGCAATGAACGGCAAGGACTGGGTCGACATTGCGTTCTTCGGTGACTCGAACACGGGTTACAACAACTACGGTTGGACGAACGGATTCGGCTACGAACTTTACCAGAATAGACGCATCAAGGCATACGCCAGCAACGTGTTTCCCGGAGCGGCGACCACCGCGTCGTCCCACTCCTCGAACTACGGTGACGGCACCAACACCAGCCTTGGACTCGACTGCTATGTGGCTAGAACCACAGGACAGAGCGGAGGAATCTATTCATGGATTCTTCTTGGCAGCTCATCTGGTCCAGCTTGGGCCAACACCCTGTGGAAGTCTGGCAGCGGTCTCAGACCGGCATCGGGCTTCAATGACTGGGCGTATGTGTCATCCACAGCCATCGATCAGCGAACGAACGCGTTTGCAATCAATCTGGTCGGTGCTAACAATGCCTTCGATTCCACGTCGGCTTTCATTCACCGCGTCGGATACCTGACGTTTGCGTCTGGTGGCGGTGGTTTCAGACTGTCGTGCACCAAGACCGATCACTCGCAAGCGAACATCGTCAGCACGTCCAGTCGCGTCAACTGCCAGACCGGTACCGATGGATATGCCGTCGCTACCGCCACCGTCGCGGCAGATGCCACCCGAACCAGTACAAACATGTACTTCAAGAAGTTCGGGTTCAACGAGTTCGTCAACGAAGACACCTACGAGGTTGTTGGTGGAGTCGGATTCCTGTTCGAGTCCATCGCGGTTCCCAACCGTCCGTCGTACGCCGTTAACTGCATCTCGTACGCAAGTGGTGATACGATCAAGATGATCGCGGACTCCTGCACGACTGCGATCAGCGCCTTGAAGATCTACCTCAAGGAAATGCACGACCGTCAGGTCGCCTGTGGTGGTAAGGGACGCGTCGTGATCTTCCTCAATGGAGGCATCAACGACTGGAACGGGTTCAACTCGATCTCGCCTCAGTCCCACATTCAGAACACGCTCGAGTTCATCGCCAACTGCAAGGCGGCATGGGCCGCGCAGGGTCTTGATGCCGGTAAGCTGGCCTTCATGATCATGCCGTCGCATGTACCAGCATCCACCGATATGCTTGGCGACTTCCGCAAGTACCTTGCAGACTACGTCAGAAACAGTCCTGACATTACAGTCATTGATCTGGTTCAGATTGGAGTCACGTATACCTATCTTACAGGCAGTAGCCTGTATGATGGTGGTGCCACAACTGTACCAGGAACATTCCACCTCTCGCCGACCGGCTATCAAAGAGCTTCGGCATCGGTAATCCAAGAACTTCTCTCTTATTCAGAAAGCCCAATCATGGCAAATACCGTCGCATCCCTCAATCCCCTCTCGACCGTCGCCGCCTACGCTCCGGACTTCCGTGGCGAGGCTAAGAACGCCTGGCAGACCCCGGTTCTCGCCGTCAACTCGTCCGTCACCCTCCCGAAGATCGAGTCGTACCCCGCTACGTTCCTGATCACCTCGGAAGCCGATACGCAGGCCAATAGCCGCGCTGGCGTCATCTGCGCCGTCACCGCCGCGAAGCTCGTTGTGCTCGCTGGTAGCAAGGTCTCGACCACCGCTGCCGCCAACACGATCGTTCCGACGATCTCGGCTGGTGTGATCACGCTGACGTCGAACGCCACCACCTTCGACAATCCCGGCTCGACGCAGCCGGTCAACGTGGTGCGTCTCACCTGACCATAGTCTCGGGATTCGTTCCGAGAACGATCCTCTGGCGCTACCAGAGGTCGCTACCTTCCCCCTTGGGGTCTTACGACCCCAGGGGGGTTTTCATCTTAGGAGATTTCAATGGGCGCACTAAGCAAGCTCGATGCCATCAACCGTATGCTCCGTGCTTCCGGAGAATATCCAGTCTCGACGCTGGCGGTCACAGGAAGCAACGACGTATCGATGGCCATCCAGACCCTCGACGAGATCACGATGCAATGTCAGCTCACCGGGCTGAACTGCAACACCGTCATCGAAACCCTGTCGCCGGATTCCAACGGCAAGATCTATATTCCGGACACGGTCCTTGCGGTGGACACCGTAGATGTTGACATCAACCGCAACATCGTCCAGCGTGGACGTAATCCCACGTACCTGTTCGATGTCGACGAGAACACCGATGTGTTCACGACCACCGTCAAGGTGAAGATCACCTACGCCCTGTCCTTCGAGGACCTTCCGACCGCCGAGCAGTTCGAGGTCGTCGATCAGGCCGCTCGGAT